CCGTAGGTTTTTTCTTGCATCTCTTTCTGATGCGTCATAATGTCTTCTAAGTGTGTTGTTGAATTATCATAGAAGTCTTGAACTTCTAGATCTTTACATTCGTTATCTATATTTGCCATATTTAATTTATTTAATAGTTATATTAGAAAAGTGCGGTTTGTTCAAAGTTATTATTAAAAAAGTATTCCATGACTCCTTCATCGGCCCTTGCAACCTTTCTCTTATTAATAAGATTTCTGTTATCACTTAATCTAGTGTAAACTCCAAACTGACAGAGACCAACTTCACAGCCATAAGTTTTAAGTTCATTTTGTTCATCTTCAAATATCTTAGTTCCTTTAACTGTCATATTCCATTCGTTTTTGTTAAGTGGAATATCACCGATCAAATCTTTATAATTTTCTCGGAACCAAATAACTCTATCACCATGTGGAATTCCACAATCTGGTGGAAATAACATATCAAGCGTTAGTCTTGCACCAGGACCAGGAACACAAAATCTTTCATCATGATTGATATTAATATTAGGGTTCACTGAATTAGAAGTAGAACAGTGGTACCCATAATATGATCCGACACCTTCAATTTCAGTAAGTATATTATACATCTCTTGTAGCGAATTTACCGCTGCCATTCTTTTAGTAATTCCTCGTGGTATAAAACCAGCAACCCATAGTAATATGTTTATCTTATCTGCATTTCTGTCAGTGTTTCTGGTTTCTGCTACCCAAGTATTTGAAGCACCATATAAACTCGTTCTAAGTTCTGTAGTCCCATACACACCTAATCCTAGAGAAAGAGCATCATCAATGTTTTTTCTAATAGTCATTTCATACTCTTTATCAACAAGAAGCCTTTCAAAATCCACAAGTGCAGTTTCTGGGTTAGGATCTCTTGTTAAGATTTGATGTATACCTCTACCTCCATAAAAGTGGGAGATTATAGTGTTACAAATAATATTGTCCATTGACATATCCGAAAGAACTATGTTCTGCATGATATATCTCATCCTGTCATCATACAAAATATGGGGGTGGAAGTATTCGACCGTCGCGCCAAGTGCTTCATCACCTCCACTATCGTAAGAATCTCTATAACCATAAGTTAATTCAGATCTTTCGTTGACTTTATTGAAAAAATATCCAATTCTGTCTACTACAGACATATTAACTAAGGCTCTCATATTTTGTGCCATATTTTTATTTAAAATTTTATTGATAGAATAGACAGTCGTAACCGCCTACGCTTTGAAAAATAATTATTTCTCCAATTTCATTATGATTATACGCATCAGTAAGTCTTTGAACTGCGGCTTGTGCCTGTTCATGATTTCCATGAATTTCTATAAACAATACGCTTGGCTTATATGCTATAATATTTTCAATTATACCAAATTCAGCACCTTCAATATCTACTTTTACAATATCTGGCTTCGTTTCTTCAAGTAAGGTATCGATATGATAATTTTTAACTTCATCATATTCAGTAAAAGTACCTCTTCTCTTAATTATTGAAGTTGAGCTATGATTACTTTTTGCATTTGATTTATAGATTTTAAGAGTATCTTCATGCTGGTCAGATGCAGCTGCAAAAATTATCTTAGATCTTAGATTCGATTGGAAATTTGTAGACGCTATTGCGTAATTTCTAGGATCACACTCAACACCATATACAAATTTGGCTCCATGGTCAAGCGCTATTTTTACAAATGATCCAATATTAGTCCCCAAATCAAGACATACCTTATCTTGATAATCTACGCTATCTTTAATATAATTAACGATAGACTCTTTTATCATGTCTTTGTCTACATTTTCTACCGCATTTAATTCAGTAACATATCTCTTCTTTAGATCTCTTACCTCTTTTTGTGTTAATCTTGACATTTTATTTTTCTACTAATTCTGAAACAATATGAACTACTGGTAGTTCTGGATGAGACTCTTTAATTAGTCCCAGTTGAATCGGGTCATCTTCGAAAAATCGAACAATATTTATACCTTCATCTTTTAATCGTGCAATCGTGGTTGCCTTATGGTTACCAGAGAACGTTCTAGCCTCAACTGTGTGATCTCCTCTTTCTGCAAGTGTCATTTGATTAAAATAGACCTTACAATTAATTCCACGTTCTTTAAGAATATTAAGAACATGATCCTGTTCATCAATACATCTTCCAGTGATAATAATATCTTCATTCGATCTTGGAGTTATTCCAATCGAAATTACACCATCAAAATCATATGCGAAAGTTTCTTTCATTTTTTATTTTTTTAGGTTTATTACTTACTTTAAAGAAAAAAAGAGAGCCGGTAGGCTCTCTTTATCTTTAAGATTCTTAGTGAGCTTTAACTGGTGCAGCTAATTGCTTTCTTGTAGAATCTGTTAGACGTCTTGCAGCCAATTCAGTACATTCGTAAACAGCGTCTGCGAACATCATTTGGTCTGGTGGAGTCTTTTGTGTAAATGCTGAAGGACCTCTTAAGGCTCCTACAACTCCTAATTCTCTTGCTACTTTCAAGTAACGAATTGCATCGATTACAACTCCTGCAGAGTTTGGAGAATCTTGAACGCTTAATTGAGCATCCAATGTTACTGGAGCACCTCCAAATCCTTCAAGTTCTAAACGGAAGTTTGCAACTTTGTTATCACCGTAGAATGGGATATATTCAGAAGGACCTGCATGCAAGAATGAATCTTCAGTTGAGATTCCACGAATTTCATTTTGAGCACGGATTACGTTCTCTTTAGAAACTTTCTTAGAAGCCAATCTTGATTTGTCTTCCATATTCAAGAAGTCAGTATTACCTCCAACATTTCTTTGAATGTGCGCTTTTACATGGTGACCTCTTTCGAATGCAAGCTCTTGCAACATTTGAGAAAGAATAGATGCACCAAACTGTGAACGCATATCATCTCCAATCAATGGAATACCAGCATCGATAAATCTCTTTTCCCAAGTTGGGTCAGATGCAATAAATACAGGAATACAGTTTACAAAAGAGATTCCAGTTTCTAGACAAATTTCAGCCCAAAATTCTGTAGTCTTTTGAGAACCTACTGGCAAATAATTTACCAATACTTCAACTTCATGCTCTTTTAATTTTTCGATGATTGAATCCTTCCACTCACGAATTTTACGTGGAGATAGAGAAGTTCGGTTACGGTCAGTTGTGTTTCTTAAGTCTTCATCAACTAGGAAACGGTTTGCTTCTGGATAATTATCCATAAGAGCAGCATATCCATCGATTACTGGTGCTTGATAAACTGGTGCTGTTGATTTAATTTCGTCAACGATATCCCATGCACAGTTAGGTCTTTGTTTTAGGGCAGTACCTAAAGTTTGGTCAACTTTACGCTCATCGATTTCGAATCCAGCGACGAAGTTAATGTTTTCTGCTTTGTAACCTCCGATGTCTGACTTCATCATCCCAGTTACATTGTTCGGATTTTCAGTGTAGTATTGTACACCTTCAACTAATGATTTAGCGCAGTTTCCCGCTCCGATAATTGCTACGTTAATTTTACTCATAATTGTTTTAAAATTTAATTTATACTAGTTATACTTGTGTTTTTAAAAAAGTTTCAAAAAAGTGAATTAATTACTCTATTAAGTGACTTATTTTTTTCGAGTGTAATAAAATCGTACTGATAATATGCTCTTGATAGATGCACTGAACCTGGTTTTTCCATATAAGTATCCGCGAAATACTTAGGGTCTGCGCTATACCAATCGCTTGGCCATTCGATTACATTCATATTATATATAGCCGAGAGATTGTTTACCTCCTCGTTAAATATTTGCATTAGTTGTGTTCTTTCGCGTTGAGAACCTGCGAATGGCTCTTTTTTATACCATCCTGTTTTTGGAATTCTGCGACCTTCAAATTCGATTGGAAGTAATTTGACAACTGAAACCTTTTTAATATTAAGAGACTTTAAGTGTTCAAAATAATCCTTTACTAATTTTTTAGTGGCTTCAATTGGTTTTTCTTGACGCATTAGATGGTGTCTAATATCAATGTTTCCAAAATAGGTTATAAGATGTTCGGTACCTTCAGGTATATAAGAATCCATTCCTTCTCTAAGAACTCCAAAAAGAGTCTTACCATCATTTCGACTAATATTAGATCCTGGATGCCATACTGAAACTGAATGAGAATCACCTAGAACAAACGTCTTTGAATCAAGTGTAAGGTCTAATGTTTTAATAGACTCGCATTTTTGTGTAAGGGCTTCAACGTTTAGATTAGCCCATCCCTCAGAACAAGATTTCATTCTGCTTTGGGCAAACGCTCCAACATCTGGCATTTCTCTATTTAAACAAAATACTTCTCCTTGGAAATCTAGGAGTCTCTGCATTCTACCTGCTGGTTCATCAGTGGCTCCACCGAAAAGATTATAAGATCCTGCAAATTCCATTGGAAGTGCAATTAACCATACATCATATTGATGAATATCTGAGCTTTTATTGAGAACTTCCGCATCCAATCCAATACTTTTTAATTGAGCTGCTAATAAGTATGCCCATGCACTTTTATGGCTAGCCTCTTTAGAACTATAAGTAGTTACTACATCATCAATGGCAATTCTTTTAGCAGGACACATAGTATCGTCCTTTAGTAAGTGCATTATTTCAGCAATTTTAACCATTGTTTTGTTTTTCGTTAATATAGTTATCTAATCCTTGAATGTATGCGACAGCATCTAAAAGGTTATCTGTTTTATGGTTGTAACTTTCACGCGAAAATTTAAGTGCAACAAGTGCTTTAAACATATGTTCGCCAGTTACTTCTAATCCGGTCATACCTTGGAAAATCATTGCAGCTCGATCCATACCTTCTGAAAATGGACCATAATTACGATCTGCCTCTTCGCTTCTGTGATTTACAATTGAGTTTGCTTCTTCTAAAATGTTCATATAAATTTATTTAGTAAGTATTATATTTTATTTATCGATTTTGTTTTTTTATTAACTCCTCGAAAGCAATTGCTAAATCCTCTATTCCTTCATTATAAGCACATTGCGTCACATCATCGGGACTTAAAAATTTAATAGATTCAGCTGCTCTTTCTAAAAGTATCAATAATTCATTTAGTTCCATATCTTATCTTTCTAGTATTACAAAGTCTCCAAATGAATCATCAAAGACTTTAATTAAATTTTCGTAATCTCCACTTGTCATTTGCTTGTATATTTCTGTGTAATCTTTTCCAAGATCTTTTGAAAATGATTTAGCGTATGCAAGTAACATAAATGCGTTTCCT